CAGTTTCTGGCGCTGTCGCAGACTTTTTACGGCCGGCGTCTGAAGCTTCGTGGATCTGAGCCCACAATTCATAAAAAGCTTCTCGCGTAGACATTTCAGCAATTTTGGAAATCTCTGCTTTAGTATCAGTAGTGTTCATATTTTTACCTTTGCTTGGCTTTTTAACCAAGGTAGTTGGTTCACCTTCTTCTTTACCCGCTTTCTTCTTTTTCTTTGCCATCATCTGAGCGTAGTTGGCAGGAACTTTTATTTCTTCTACCTCATCGTCTTCTTCATCGTCTTCTTCATCGTCTTCTTTCTTTTTAAAAGCTTCGGACTTAGTTTTCTTCTTAGCATCTACTGCATTATCAATAGCAGCTCTACGCTTATGTAAGAACTCATCGGAAGAATCTGTATCACCGTCATTGTCGATGTCTTTATCTTCACGATCTTTGAATTTTTTATCCAATTCTTTGTTATTAACTGGATCTAGTTTTGCTTCAGTAACCATTTGCATTGACATATAAGCGTCCATGGTACCTTTAAGTTTATCAGACATTTTATATATTCTCTTATTAAACGGTTAGAATTTTAAACATTGTGCCTAAAGCGGCAGTTGCAACAACATACATGATACCGTATAAAATCTTAATTGCTCGGTGAGACTCATCGGCTTTAGTTTCTAGATTATCGATTTTATCTGCTAATCGGTCTAGACGCATATATTGAATTTGGTTAGATGCTTCTATTGCCAACAGTTTTTCTTCAGCTCTGGCCAAAGAAATCATTGCGTCTGACAATTTGTCAATCTTTTTTTCTATGCGCGTTAAGCGCTCATCGCGCCAAATATCTTCTGGTTGTTGTGACATTACGGACTTTCCCATTAAATAAAAAGTAAGGGTTAGAGGGTTAGGTTGTGTACATACTTCTATTTATACAAGTTTAGCTATCAACTTTTGAGCCGGCTCGCCATTGGTAACAGCTCCAATAGTTTGCTTTCCATTTTGGACCTGGATTATCACACCCATGTCTTGCTCTATAAGATGCCCGTCGTTTTGGATCATCTCTTTTAATTTCCATATTAGGATCACCAAACCTCACAACAACAACGTTTCCTTGATCATTCTTAACATACACCTTGAACTTCTTCTTAGGATTCTCAGAGGTTCGGATAGGGTTATTTAATGTAACCTTTTTACCTTGATATTCTGCTGCTTCGTGAATGAGTTCTTCATTACAGCTTTCGCAGCAGGAATCAGTATGTTCTTCTAAAAATGATTTGAAACCTTTCATTACTTGGCCTTATGCGACATTGCATAATTGATTTTGCGGACTTTATCTTCTAAGTCTACTACTTCTTTGTCGCCTTTATTTTTTTTCTTAAACTTAATTAAGTCGTTAATTTGATCTAAGAAAGCATTACGTTTTCTTCTCAGATCAGCATCAGGCATACCAATATAACTATTGTTAACCGCAGGGCTCAATGCTTCTACTACTGCCAAAAGATCTGCCGAAGTTGATTCTTTCATAGTCATTGCTTTCTTAAGATCAGCCATTGACTTATTGATTTCGTCCTGGAACAACTTACGTGCTGCTGGCTTTTTGAAAGAATCATATTTAGCAGAAACTAACTTACATGCTTTTTGTGGAAAGTTTTGAGTCTTGCCATCTTTAAAAGTAACAACAGTGCCACGTGGCATGTCTGCACCTTTACGGATTTGCATGATAACATTCTTATCTGCTGCTTTACGATCATCGTCTGATGCTTCTTCATCATCCATATCAGCCGGATCGACCATCTTCATTTTTGCTTCTTTCATCGGTTTCTTTTCTTTGGCCATCATGGCAGCTAATTTAGACAAAGTATCGCGATCAGATTTAGTCAAACCTTTTAGCTGCTTATCTGCTGCCATTTTGGCCATAGTTGCAGCATAAGCATCCGTTGATTCTTCGATTTCAACAGATTCTTTCGCAACCAATTTCCAACCTTGTTTCTTCATCTGATCAGCAGTCGCACCATCAACCTTACGAGTATATGCACCTTTTGCCATAGTATACATCTCAACACCTTCATCGAGTTCAATTTCTTCTTTGACCACGTCTTTGACATTAACATTCATCTGGCCAGAACCAACAGCTACGATTAAAAAGTCTTTACCCTGTCCAAGCACTTCTCCGGAAACAGTATTTTTGGCTAAAGCATCATATTTCTTTGCGTTGTTAACTTTTACTTTGGTACCTTTTGGAAATTTACTTGCAAGTTGAGCAATATCTTTTCGTAAACTTTCTTCGATTTCAACAGATTCTTTCATCTTAGCTTTCTCTGCGGCCCACGCAGCTTGTGCCGCAGCGGTGCGCGCCACGGCTTTTGCATTAGCGCTCATTGGATTTGCATCAGCTGCTTTTGCAATGGCGCCTTTCTCGTACTGCGACGGATGCAAGTTCGCAGGACCTTTACGGTTTTTATAATCAAACTCTGGCATTGCTTTGCCTTTAGAATCGCGAGTAGCTGTAGCTCTAGGTTTTAGCGGTTTCCAACCCGGCGGTCTTACAATAGCTTCTTCGATACCTTCATTACGTTTGGACTTCTGATACGCGTTGTACTCTTTACGTCTCTCCGCGTCTGCTTGTTTCTCAGCAGGTGTCATCTGAGACACTTTCTTTTTCGGCAAATCTTTAAAGTTTTTCATTTGTATCAATCTTCCTTACTTGCTGATTTAAAATCATCTGCTGATGGTGCACCTTTAGATCCAGGTTTGCGCATTTTTTCGCCAGAACCTGCTTTAATACGTGCACGTTTTTTGTGTATATTATCCCAAAGGCCGTTCTTTTCTGCCACTTCTTTAAATGACTTTAAAGATTCTTTAGGAGTATCTTTTTTGTATTTCTTAACTAACTCGTCAGTACCTTCTTCGCCGGCACCACAACAAGATTCTTTCTGCGATGCGTAATAAGCACCTTTAGCCATATCAATACGTTGTTCTTTAGACTTACCTTTAAACTGGGGAGCATCAGAATCAATAAAATCTCTGATCCACTTTTCAATTGGGTCAGACTTTCCTAATGCTTCTTCTAATTTTTCAACTGCAGTAAACCACTTACGTAAAGTCTTACCATTAGATTCTATTATAACATAGTTAGCACCTAATTGTACAATCTTTCCTAACTCGTCTGATTCTTTTATTACTACGTCATCGCCAATAGAAAATAATTCGCCTCGGACAAAAGCTTCACGCTCTTCTGAAATTGGCTCTAAAGAAATATGATTGCGGAACTCAGTGGTTTCACTTAGGCCCATTCCTTTGCGTACATCGTTAAATAACTTACGAGCATCTGCATTAGACATGGCTTTAGGAACACCTTGGGAGAATGATACAAAATCATTTCCTTTGGCGTTTTCTCGTTGCTTTGAGGCAGACATACCCTCAACGCCATCGGCGTCTGGATCACGTTCTCCAGCAGAGATAATATTAATCGATTTGAACTTATAAAAACCGTGTCTAGCCGTTTCGCCATTATACTTATCAAATAGTACTTGAAACTCACGGACACGGTCAGAACCAACTACCATATTAATTTTAGTATATCCCTGATCATAGAGAGATACCAAAGCATCAAAGGCAGTTTTAATGTTCTTGTCAACCATAATGTTTCGAGCATGCTTTGGAAACATTTTTCTGACATGTTTTACTTTATCGCTGTACGATAATGGATTCTTTTTAGCATCTTGCGTCTGTGACAAGAATACCTTATAATCCATTTTACCGGCTTTAGTTGATAAAGTATCCATTACTTTACCATGGCCGATCGTAGGAGGATTCATTCGGCCATACGTAAAAAAGACTGCGCGGTCTTCTTCTATAAGATATTGCGAAAAATTCTTAACCGGCATCTTAATTACCTGTCTTAGGTTTATCGTCAGACTTCTTACCACGTTTCTTTTGGATCTCAGCCTGTCTTACTTTTGGAAGATTTTTACGTGCCATACGGTCAATCTTGGCTTTCATTGCAGGCTTTTCTAAACGAGTCTCAATATCTTTCTTACGAGCCATAGATAGTTCGGATTTAGGAATATCTTTCGTAAGTTTACGTACTAGAATATCACGCGCTTGTTTTCGTGCACGGATTTTAAGTTTGTCGATCGTGGCGATTCTTTTGGACGCGCGTTTGCGGCCCATTTGAATTTTCGCTTTGTTGCGTTTTAATGCACGAGAAAGGGCACGACGCTGGGTAATATCTAATGCTTCGTCAGTCTCAACTGCTTCTTCATTTGTATTCCCGGTCGGAATATCCTTTTTGCGTTTTTTAGCATTAACTGCCTGATTCTCATCACCCGTCTGAGTGTAATCAACAGAAAGAAAATCCTTAAAACGTAATGGTTTATCTTCTTTATTTTTGTCTGGCATTGGAACTAGTTCCTATTTGGTTTATCCCATCCTTTAATAATATCAGGCGAAAAGTTGTTGTATGAGAACTCCATACGATCAACTAACTTCACCGCATCACCACCAAGAGTATCAATGGCAACGTAACCTTCTTCGCCGGTTACTTTATATCCATTTGATGTCTTAACAAACGTATCAATCTTTTTAAGATCGTTTAGTTTATTTATAAGTTTTAATTTCGCTAAAACCATAACACGCTGTAATTCAAACATTTTAATCAATGATGATTTATTCTCTGGTGAAAAGAAAGCTAGTAATGCGTCACGCTTGTCAGCCTGGGCAGTCTTTCCTTTCTCAGTAGAACGTTTATCCATTTCTTTTTGGAACTTGGCATGGATATATTTTATCAAATTGTCAGCATGTTTTGTACTATCAGTGATAATAGTACCTGATCTAACAAATGAATTGTTAAACGTTTCAATCATGCCTGCTAATTCTTGGTTCTGTTCCAAAGCTCTTAGAGTAGAACCGGCAATTTGATTAAATAATTTACCAGCTTCGCTCAAATATTTATTAACTTCTTCAGTATCCTTTTCCGACATAGTGGCGTTAGATACATCGCGAAGTGCATTCTGAGACCATACTGCTGTTGATTTTTTTAATTTCTTAACATCAACTCCATATGAAGCACCCATTGTTTCAAATGAACTGCCTTTGTATGTGGTGTGCCATACTATACCAATCTTTGCAGAAAGAAGTTCTTTTGCCTGTTCAACCGGTACCGCATAGACAATAGTATTAGGATGAAATACGATGTATTCTTTTCCTTCTATTGTTTTCTTTTTTAGATCGCCTGGACCAAATAGAAAATCTCCCTGAATAACACCTTTAATTCCTAAAGAAGGAAGATACTTAAGTGCGGCTTTCATCTTATCATTAAGATCTCCAGCGGCAATATCAGCATCAACATCAGCATTAGACTTATAAACTTTTGGGTTCTTATTGAATACACCTTTTTTAGCAACGAAGAATACTCCGTCACTTGGGTCTTGTCCACAAAAAATAGCCGGAGCTCCGTCCCACTTAACAGAAACATTTCCCTTATGTTTACCACCTAGCATATCACGCATGCCGCGAAGAGCCATAATAGCTTGTCGCGTTCCGTTGACACCGCCGTAGATCACCTTATCTTCGAGGTGAGTCATATGCGTGTTCTTTTGCTCAGTGATAAACTCTTTAAAGTTCATGGTCATCTATCCATCTCTGGACTTCTGCCTTGGCAGTTTCTACATTCTTATACGCTGTAGCTGGGTGTCTTGGAGTATTCCCACTCTTATCAAAGACAGTAGGCATCACTTTCTGACTACCGTCTTTGTTCATCTTCATAGAGTCCGTACCCGATAAACGAATCTCAAACTTACCGTCCGAGGTTACGTGTTTATATACCTTCTTACGGCCAATCATACCATCAGGAACTTTGTTCCACTTTACTTTGGTCGATTCTTCAAGGTGTTTTTTGAATGTCTTCATTATCGTTGTTCAATCCAAGTCATAGCGGCTAGCGCTGATTTGTTAGTATTAGAACTGGCAGCTAATAGTGTATATGTATCACTTACTGTACCCATTGCTGTTCGACCTATTTGATATACAGTATTCGGATCTAATGATACACCAGTTCCACCGCCACCAGAAATTACAAAACCAGAATCTAATGATGTGCCTTGTGATACTACCGCAGCAGGCGCAGTATATGTTTGATACTGAGTGAATGCATTTGGATCTGGCATATTAACCCAACCATTAGCTCCAGCTCCAGGAACAGCGTTTCGAACTAATCTATAAAATACCGAAGTGTTATCGGTAGTAGCAACCTGGAAAAAAGTAGGCAGTACGATTCCTTTTAATGCCGTTGGTTTTAATCTAATACTTAATACCGGATACCAGGTATTTGCTGCTGCTAGAGTTGTTCCGGTAATAGGAGCTGTTATGTTCTGAGCGATACCTA